GACTTTACTACAGTTTCAGGTATTGTTGCTGTTGATGGTTCTGTAATGACTATTACAGGAACAGGTTTAGATGCTAATACTTTTGCAGCTGATCTTAATAACGAAAAGTACTTAAATGCTTCAGTTACTGGAGAATATGTAAAAATTACAGGAATTACTCCAATTAATGTTAACGAAGGTATTATTATCGAAGCTAACGGACCAATTTCTAAATCTTACGAGAAATTCTCTGATGCAAATGCTGCAACATGGCAAAATGGAATTACTATTACAGTAGATGCTAACGGTAACTTAATTTTATCTGAAGCTCCTTATGCTTATGGTAACTTACAGAGTGGTGGAAACTACTTCTTATTATCAGAAAACGCTGGAGAATATGTTGCAATTAATGATGTAACAGTAGACGGAGGAACAGGTATTACTACAGTATCTCCTTCAGGTTCTGTTGGATTTAGTGCAGATTATGCTGGTGCAAACTTAACTTCATTAGGAGTTAAGCAGAGAGCAGTATCTAGCCAATTCAAATCATGGTCTTTACAGCCTAATGCAAGAACAGTAATGTTCCCAACATTAGCTGGTGACGGCTGGGATTTTGGTGGTGCTGAAGCTGGAAGATTTAACTTCTCTAAAACAGGTGATGTTTACTTCCCAGTAGATTCTAATGGTAACCAACCAATTAAAGTAGGTATGTATGTACCTGGTGATGATGGTAAACTATCTAGAATTAAGTCAATTAAGAGATCTGTTGAAAATGGTTCAACTTACTATAGATTTGAAACTCATAGACCAGTATCTTCAAGACCAGAATATGCTCTTAAGAGATACGAGGATGCAGGTGGATTCTATAAGACATTCCCATTAGAAGGAGCAACTCAAACTACAAAATCTATTGCAGAATTACTAACAGCAATTAAGCCAGGTACTGGTTTAGGTAACGCTTTAGTAGATAAAGATAACATTACATTCAGATATGTTGTTGATACATTCGGTTCATTAGAAAACGGTGGTATCTTAAATAAAGAAGAATTATCATTCCTATGTAAGGAAAGACAAAATGCTTCAGCAATTCTTAATGCACCAATGGTGAAAGAATTTAAAGCATCAACTAATCCTTCTTTCAAAGATTCAACCGCTCCTTATGGATTTAGTGTAAATCACGTAGCAACTGGAGGTAACTTAGAAAATAACCCAACTCAATTATACACATTACCATCGATCAACGAAGGTGCAAACTACGCATTCTACTACGGTCCTGGTCTTAATGTAATTGAGAACGGTAGAACTAAAGTTATTCCACCAGCAGCTTACGTATCTAACAACTATATCGATAAATATTTAGATGCATTACCATGGTCAATCATCGCAGGCCCAAGAAGAGGTGTTGTAGGTGGAACAGGTGTTCAGTCTCTAGAATTTGCATTCGACAAGAATGACAGAGACGTACTTGAGCCATTTGGTTACAACCCAATCGTATTTGAAAGAGGCGTTGGTTTAACAATCAAAGGTAATAAAACTGCACAACAAGGAATTCAATCAGCTTTATCTTCAGCACACGTAAGAGAAGTTCTTATCTATATTGAAGATGGTTTAGCTGAAATTCTTAAAAACTACCTATTTGAGTTCAACAGTGCTCAAACTAGATTAGAGATCAAAACTTTAGCTGATAACTTCATGGAATCAGTGAAAAAAGATGGTGGTGTATACGACTATAAGAATATCATGGACACATCAAATAACACAACAGATGTTATTGATAACAACATGGGTATTTTAGATACATTCGTAGAACCAGTTAAAGGTCTTGAGATTCTAGTATCGAGAGTAACTGTACTAAATACAGGTGAAATTGCAACAGGTAACTTTGCATAAGAAAACAAAGATATATAAATAAAATAGAAAATTAAGATATGGCTTTACCACATTATTCAGAGGACCAAACTAGCAAGAAGGGTAGAAATTTCGAACCAGTACAAGCTAACCTATTTGAGGTGACATTATTACCTCCAGCAGGTGTTGCAGGACAGGAGTTATTTTTACAACACGTTAATTCAATCTCTGGTTTAGACGCATTAGCTCCGGCTGTTGATGCAATCGGTCAAAAGTATAAGTTTGCTGACAGATCATACGCAGGTATGCCTGGACAAACTGCTGTTGACATTACAATCAACTTTACGTTAAACCTGAACGATTCAAACCAAGCGTACTTATATAAATCAATGAGACAATGGTACAGAGCGGCTTACAATCCGGAAACTGGCGAAATGGGTCTTAAAAAGAATTATGTTGGTACAATCGTTGTTGTTCAGTTCAACAGAGAAGGTGACATCTACAGAAAAATCACATTAGATGATTGTTTCATTACATCAGGTGTTAACCTAGTAGCAGAACTTAACTATGAGACTGCTGATGCACAAGCATTAGAAGTAACATGGAAGTGTGATACTTACTCAGAAGAATTGAATTAAATTTAATTTAGAAACTAATAAAAGAAGGGATTCTACGAATTCCTTCTTTTTTTAAACTTAAAAAACATAATATAATATCCTAATAATAAGAGATTATGAGTGATAAACTAACAAAAAAACTACAGGTTCTACTGACAGAGGACGAAGTTCGCGAAGTCAATAGAGTCATCTTGAATGAGGCTCTAGATCGTGAAATTAGACCAATATCCGTCAGTGCGTTTATCCGTAATTTAATACAGGAAGAACTTAGTAGAAGAGATGTAGAGCAAAGATCCTACATTAAACAAAATCTTAAAAACTTAAAAAGCAAATAAAAATGAGCGAAGACAAAAACAAAATGACTCCTGAAGAGCAAAAAATGGCAAAAGCTTTAGAAGCTAAAGATAATATTAATAAAGCTAATGTCGAATCTACAAATAGTGATGCTGCTGGTATTGAAGCTGCAGTTGATTCTAGTGGATTAGGAAGGGTTAATATGTCAGATTTTGGACCAGACAAAGCACAATCATCTGATTCTGCATTAGGATGGCACATATTAGACCAAGAGACTTTACCATCAATGGGTAAATTTTATCCTAAAGATAGTGTAATTAAAATTAGATCTGCAAAAGCAGCTGAGATTAGACACTTTTCTACAATGGATGAAAATAACTATATTGATATGGAAGAAAAGTTAAATTCTATTATTGAAACTTGTATGCAAATGTCTGCAAATAAGAAAAGACTTTCTTGGAAAGATCTTTTAGAAGAGGATAGAATTGTAGTTCTATTAAGTGTCAGAGATTTAACATTTCCAGAACCTGAGAATAAATTAGTCTTAAAGGGTAAAACTGAAAAAACTAAAAAACAAGTTGACGTTGAATTAGCTGTTAAGAATTTAGTTCCAAGTGAAATTGATGAAGAAATCGAAAGATATTATTCTGAAAAAGAAAGAACTTATGTAATCAAAACACGTTCTGCTGGTGAAGTTAGAATGAAACCACCTACAATTGGTGTTATGCAAGAGATTACTTCATATCTTAAAGATAGACAAGAAAAAGATCAAGATTTTGATAGAGCATTTATTCAGGTATTGCCTTATATGCAACCAGATTGGAGAACTTTAGGTTTAAGTAAGATTTTCCAACACGAAGTTGACTATAAAGCATGGGATGAGAAAAAGTTCATGGTAATCTATAGATTGGCTGAAAGAATGAAAATTGGTGTATCTACTACACTAGAAACTACCTTTGAAGGAGAGTTGGTGAAAGCCCCTCTTGAGTTCCCAGGTGGCATCAAAAGTCTTTTCATTATTTCAGATCTCGCTGGAGAATTACTTTAAGACAAAGTTCTACCTGGGTATTCATCTTAGGATGCAACCGAGCGAGATTGAAAATATGTATTACTACGAATTTTGGTACTACGTTAAGAATCTTTCGGAATACATCAAGAATAAGAATAAACAGCAAGGGGAGCAACAAGAACAACAGGCGAGTCAGATGTCATCAATGAGATCTCAATATAAACCGCCTAAGATGCCAAGCACCCCATCTCTCAAGACTCCATCTATTAAGATGCCGAAGTTGTAGAGATATATAATATAGTAATAAGGAGCACCACTTTTTACAGTGGTGTTCCTATATACTAAAAAATAATCAGCGGTACTTATACATGGCTCAAAATTTCATGAAATCATTAGCTGGCGCCTTCGACAAGTTAGGTAGCCAGGGCAATGTTCTAGGTCAAATAGCAGTTAATACTGAAAATACTGCAGTATCATTAGCAGTAGGTGGCGAATTCTATGATAGAATGGACGCTATGGCCACTGCCATTGAAGACATTAGAGACGGAAAGGGTAAGAGCGTAGGCGGAGGTCTAGGGAATGCCATGGCAATTGCAATACTAGCACCTTCCATGGAACCTCTTGGTAAAGGTTTGCAATTTGTTGTAGACGCTGTAAATAATCTAGAAGATACTGGAGAAGATGTTAAAGCCAAAATGGAAGGCTTAGCAGCAGGTATTACTCTACTAGGAGATGTCGGTAAATCAATACTAAAGTTTGCTGGATATATGGTATTAGCCACCCCATTATTAATGGTAGCAGTATTAGGTACTCCACTCATAGCACTTACATTAAGGGCACTTATAGCAGGTATTAATTTTGGTACTAAGAATTTAGATCAAGAAAAGCTAGAGAAGGTTAAAATGATGGGAGATGTCGGTAAATCAATACTGATATTAGCAGCTACCTTAGCATTAGTTACTTTAATTTCAAAATCCGCACTCGAGGGAGCTTTAGTAAGTGTTTTATTAATAGGTACTATTGCATTAATTGCATACGCAATTCCAGATAAAGTATTAGATAAAATGAAATCCATGGGTACTGCCGTCCTAGACGTTGCATTAGGCCTATTAGCATTATCACTTACATTTGCACTAGTTAGTATAATTGCAGGTCCTGCGATTAAAGGTGCTATCTTATCAATATTTGTAATTGGTGCAATTGCATTAGCATTTTATGTATTAGAAGAGTTTGGTGTTATAGATAACATGGAAAAAGCCGGTAAAGGGCTTATGTTTGCTGGTCTATCAATTTTAGCATTAGGTGTTTCTTTAGCTCTATTCCAAGTACTTATGCCAGACATTACTACCGTATTAATGGTTGTGGGTACTGTAATTGCAATTGGACTTGCGTTTGCACTAGTCGGCATTGCTGGAGATTATATTGAAAACGGAGCAAAATCATTATTATGGGTTTCTTTATCCATTATCGTATTAGGTCTTTCACTCCTATTCTTTGGTAAAATAATTGGCAATATTACTGGTGAAGAGGCTGCTAAAAGTTTAGGAGCACTCTTAGTAATAGGTCTATTAGCAGCTGGATTTGCATTAATTGGCCTTGGTGAACAATTTATTAAGAAAGGAGCTATCGCTATGATACTTGTCGGAGCATCCTTAATAGTTATAGGAATAGGTTTTAAAATTATTACAGCAGCATTAGGTCCGGATCCACTACCAATGATTGGAGCTACAATGGCCCTAATTGGCGGTCTAGGTATAGTCTTTGGTATTGCAGGAGCAGGACCAATTCCAGCGTTTATTGCATTAGGGGCTGGAGCAATGATAGTTGCAGGTGTTGCTTTACTAGCAGTAGGAGCGGGTATTGCTGTTATATCTAAAGTTTTATCTGGTGGTAATATTGATAAACTAACCGATGAAAAGACTGGTTTAGTACCCGTCTTTAAAGCAATTGGTGAAGCATTTGTTATGTGGCCATGGACAGCAGCAGGTATCTTATTAGGTTCAGGCGCAATGGTTGCAGCAGGTGTTGCTTTAATGACAGTTGGTCTTGGTCTTAAAAGATTTGCTAAACTACAGAATGAGGGGCTTGATTTACCAGAACTAGGTAAAAATATCTCGTTAATGTTAGGTACATTAGCAGTACCATTCCATAAAATTGGTGCTGGTGAAGAGATGGAAGTTCTAGGCGCAGACGGCACAATTACTAAAGTTAAATTTGGAGGTGGCGGTGGCGGCTTATTTGGCTTAGGTAAAAAGAATACAGTTGCAGTAGGTGTTGCATCAACTCTAAATATGGGTAAGGCACTTACAGGTATTGCTAAAGGTGTTCAGGCTATGGCCAACCTTAAATTCCCAACTGCTTTTGATAAAGAAGGTAACCCAACATCATTTGAGACTATTGGTGGTGATGCATTCAAGAAAGTAATTACTAATACAATGATGATGGTTGGTTCACTTGCAGTTCCTTTCGCTAAGATTGGAATGGGTGGTGAACAAGAAATTCTAGGCCCGGATGGTAATCCAATAACGGTTGATTTTGGTAAACCAAGTTCAGGCGGTCTATTAGGCTTCTTATCAGGTGGCGGTGCTGTTCAAATGGGTATTAAATCTGTAATGAACATGGGACAAGCCCTAAGTAATATTGCAGGCGGTGTACAAGATATGGCATTGCTTAAATTCCCAACTGGTTTTGATAAAGAGGGTAAAGCTACAGGTTATAGACAATTTAACGTAGACGATGCTAAAGCAGTTGCTGACAATACTCAAATGTTAGTTGGTTCACTTACAGGTACATTCCAGGAAATTGGAAGTAATCCAAACGCGCAGAATGGTTCATGGTGGGGTGGTAAATCCACTATTGAAAAAGGTATTGCAATTGTAACGGGTATTGGTGAGCCTCTATTAAACCTAGCGAAGGGTGTAGAAGCTATGGCCAAGTTAAAGTTCCCTATTTACGATAAAGACGGTAAAATTACTGGTTATCAGACTATTGGAAATGCAGAAGGTCTAAAAGATAAGATAAAAACCAATACTCAAATGTTAATCGAGGCTCTAACAGATACTCTTATGGCAATTGGTGGTGGCAAGGCTCAAACATCATCATGGTGGGGAGGCGAAACCACTTTTGAAAAGGGTATTGAAATTGTTAGTATGATTGGCGAACCATATAAGAAATTAGGTGAATCCGTAAAAACCATTATTGAAATAGTAGGTAATATGGACTCTAAAGCGTTTGCTGGTAAAATGGCAGATATTATTGGAGTATTTACTAATGTAGGCGAGGGAGCAGATCCACAAGCTATTAAAGAACAAAGATGGATGATTGCTGCCATTGGAAATACTTTTGAGAAAATGGGCAATTCTGTCCCTGGTGTTATTACAGCAATTAATGGTTACAACCCAGAAGTAGGTAATCAATTCTTCGGCGCGTTATTAGGACCTGTTGATGAAGGAGCTAGAGCAGAGGGCTATGCTAAACAGGCTACGTTATGGGCAACAATTGGCGGAACTATGGTTAAGACTTCAGAAAGTATGCCTGCAATTGCTGAATCAATTAACTCAATGGATCTTGCTAAAGTAACTGAACTTAGAACTTTATTTGAAGCACTAGGTGTATTGTCAGAAGGTGGCGAGCCTTCAGATATATTAGCACAAATGGGAGAATCACTTGAGGCGGCGTTACAGAATCTAGCAGACATGTTAGCAGAATTTAAAGGTAGTGTAGAAGAAGGTGCTGCAGCTCAAGTTGAAACTGGAGGAGTAATTTCTGGAGCTATTAAGAAAATTACAGGCGGTGGTTCATCAAGTAGATCTTCTGGCGGAGATAATACACAAGTTGTTGCTGCAATTAATAAACTACAATCTACGCTTGTTAGCCAAGGTATTAAAGTTAAGAAATCTGGCTCTGGGTTCTTTAGTTAATCTAGAAACTTTTATCGATATTTTAGTATAACTCATAAATTCTATTTTATGGTAATTAGCACAACATCCCGGTATAAGAGTTCAACTATTGATTCTGCAACATATAACTTTGCAGATAAAACACTAACCATTAATTTTAAATGGGCAACTTATGTCTATGAAGCAGTTGATTCACATACATGGGATAAATTTAATATGGCAGATTCTCAAGGCAAGGCACTTAATGAATTTATTAAAGGTGAATATGAATATGCTAAGTATGAAGAAAAAGCACCAGGTAGTCTATTAGATGAATTACCACCTGCTGATTATCAATTAGATAATTAATATGAAAAGATTAAAACAAATTTGGACCTATATGAAATGGTTAGAAGAGCAGAGAATGAAAGCTGCTATCTATTCATGTAGCGCAGGCCCTCTACTATAAAAACAGGAGAAGTGGCAGAGTGGTCGAATGCACTGGTCTTGAAAACCAGCGTACTGCAAGGTACCGGGGGTTCGAATCCCTCCTTCTCCGCAAAATTAAATTATGAGTACATTTGATGATATAACATTTAAACAACATCCATTGGGTTCTGCATGGGCTGGTATCATGTCTTTTGACGATGGTACTAAATTATCAGTAGTATGTGGACCTCACTTTTATTGTGAGCCTAAATTATCTTTAAGAAGTCCTAATGAATATAATTTATTTGAAATAGCAATTTTAAATACAAGTGGAGATTTCATAACAGAAAAATTTGTTGAAGGTGCAGATCAAGTAATAGGGTGGCAGAGTAGAGAAGATCTAAATAAATTAATTATAGAGATAGAAACAAAAATTACGGATAATATATAAATTATATGACAAAGGCAAGCATTGTACAAAGACTATTAGACGAAAAGCAAATTACTGCAGAAGAAGCAGTAGTACTTCTTAAAGGTGATACCTATATCCCACCTGCTTATCCAATGTATACTCCTAATCCATATTACGATACTCCTAATACAACACCACCTCCAATATGGTGTTCAACAGATACTCTTAATACTCCAGCAGCAGGAGATAACTGGGAGTATAAAGATACCAAATTTACCCCTCCTACAGAAAACTAAATTTCAAATAAATTTTCTAATGAAAAAGTCGAGCAAGCCAGAGAAGGCCCTAGACGAAGGCGAACGCCGGAGAAAGTTGCAGTTTAAAAAGAAAAAGCAACGTAACCAAGAACCGAGAGTAAATCTCAAGAATGTTAAATCACTACAAGATCTAGATGAATATGACGACTATCAGTTCTAATGATTATATCTATTGGGAAGACTCTTGGAACGAACCTGTAAAGATTGAAACAAGTGACGATAATTCTCTATAATAACTAAATCAGTTTATTATGCCAGAGTTAGCGGAACTCAAGTTTACAGCAGATTACGTCAATCAAGTATCAGAAGGTATGACTTACGTGAGAGTGGAGAAGAATCCAATCCACAAATGTGATGACCTTAATATTCCATTTGAAACATTTAAAATTAAAGCAGTTTCTAAAGGTAAAGAAATGGTACTTTACTTTTTAGATAAACATTCAGACCAATACATTCCTGTGAGAATCACGATGGGTATGTCCGGACATTTTAAACTGACTAATACCGGCGCCGAGCCAAAACACGCCCACCTGAAATTTTATAGAAAAGACGGAACTACAATGTCCTTTGTAGACGTTAGACGTTTTGGTAAGTGGAAACAGGGTGTAGCTTGGTCTGATAATAGAGGTCCAGATCCAACAACAGAGTATAAAGCATTTTGGGATAAAGTCATGACTAACTTGACTAAACTAAAGAAGCCACTTTATGAAATGCTAATGGACCAAAAATATTTCAATGGTATTGGTAATTACCTAAGAGCAGAAATTATTTATAGAGCTGGTGATGTAGATCCATTCTTACCAGCTGGCATGCAATTCGCAAGATACCCTAAACTACTAGATCTATGCCGTGATATTCCACTTCTAGCGTATGCTAAAGGTGGTGGAAGCATTAAGGATTGGGATAATCCATTTGGAGATGAAGCTATCCAGGAGCGGTTTATGTTGTGTTATGGTAATGCCGAAATGTCAAAGAGAAAGGATAGAAATGGTAGAACATTTTGGTACGATCCAAAATGGGATGATGTACCAACAAGTAGAGACGATTTAGGAGAGTATTTATATGAGCGCGGCGGATTGGCTAGATAAAAACGAATGGCCAGATCTGGCTGTCGACAGTGATGCATTTTCACATTACACTCAAATGAGTAAAATCATGGAGCAGTATGCAAAAGAATATCATGCAAAGAGATTAGAGGAAGCAAGAAAACAAGAATTAACTAAATATACTAAATTTTTATGATGGGACTCCACGAACATTATGATGATAGGCCACAAACCATGGAAGAGGCTTACAAAACACTACACTTAGAAGACGTATTAGATGCGGTGCGTTTTATTAAATGGGGGATAACTCCAGGCAGTGGTAAAGCCAAGGCTATCAAATACGTGGAGCACTGGAAAGCTTGGACAAAAGAAAATGATATAATAGCTTACAATAAAATTCTAGAAGTGCAAGCCGCACCAGAAAATACACCGTAAAAAATGAAAAAGAAAGAAAGAATGCAAAACTTAATAGTCGTTGGACACCCAGATGAGAAATCATTCTGTTACAACGGCATATTTAAGACGATTAAGAAAACTCTATTAGAAGAGGGCGGTTATCTGAATGAAATTGAAGTTATCGATTTATACAGAGACAGTTTTGCTAGGCCTAGAACAGATTTAATTGATAAGTATAAAGAACTTGTTAAATGGGCAGATCGTATTTACTTTGTTTCACCAGTATGGTGGTTTAGATTAACACCAAGAATGGAGATCTTCTTTGATGAAGTACTAACTCCAGGCTATGCATACCAATTTGTACCAGTTATAGGTCCGTACGCATATCCCAGACCGTTTCTAAACGACAAAAAGGTAAGAACCTATATAACACATGGCGCACCTGCACTGCCCGTTAGAACGCTTTATTTGAACTCTCCTAAACTTAGATTAGTAATGGGAGTATTTACATTTGTCTTCGGTTGGAGAGCAAGTTTATGGACTAAGACTAAACAATTCTGGTCAGTGCCATTTGTTTCTACAGCAAAGAGAAAGAAGTATTTAGAAACAGTTCGCAAAGACGTGGTAAAAGACTTAAAGAAGCATCAAATTAAACAAAAATGACAGATTTTATTTATCACATAATGGGTTTCTGTGGAGAACACTGGCATCCTAATGCAATTAACATCACGGCTATGGCACTCATAGCTTCATTAGTTATTAAATCAATAAAAAACAAATATGAAAAAGCTTAAAAATATTTTATTCGAATGGTATGCAGTTATCTTTGCATTCGGCTGTTTGCTTTACTCAGTAGGACTGGGTTTAACAGGTAGTTTTGCAGAAGCACAATATTCTGCACATTGGCCAGGTACTATTCTTCTATTTGCAATCGCTGCAAATCAAATTCAAAACAATAGTAAAAATAGAAAATTATGAATCCGGTAATGTTCCTTGTAGGTGGTATTATTTTTGCAGCTTACTTGTATTTCTTAATTTGGAATATATTTCATAATTCTAAAAGAAATAGAGAAGAGAACTATCCAGATTACTATGCTAGACATGGCCAGCCTGATAATATGGATTACGACGGCATGGGTAATTTTAGTAGGACTCCTAGTACAGTTCCTGAGAAAAGAAAAAGAACTAAGAAGAATAAAACAAAAACTAAAGAATCAGTATAAGAACTATGAAGTTAATACTAGTAGGTAAAGCAGCCGCAGGCAAAGATTTTTTAAAGAATAGACTAGCTAAGAAAGGATTTGTAAGCGGTGTTAGCCACACTACTAGACCTCCTAGAGAGAATGAAGTGAATCATAAAGACTATCACTTTGTTGATAAACAAGAATTTGAAGATATGATTTCTTGTGGAGACTTCGTAGAGTATATGGAATTCAATGGTTGGTATTATGGTCAAACAAAGAAAGATTTCGATCTTGCCGATGTAATGATAATGTCAAAAGACGGCTTAGATGTTTTACCAAAAGAGTATAGAGACCAATGTATGGTAATATATTTAGATCCACCTAGAATCTCTAGAGTTGAAAGGTTAGAATATAGAAACGATCTAAATGACTCTATCGTTAGAAGGATGAATACTGATGATGACCAGTTTAAAAACTTCAGGGATTTTGACTTAAGAGTCAAAAATGAAGACTTTTAAAATAACAATATATAAATTATATCACTAAATTAATTAATAAAATGAGCAAGACTCTTACAAAACAAAAAGAAGAACTTACCAAAAAGGTAGACCAAGCACAAATTGATGCTGCTGAAAAAACTTTCGACATTGTATTTGATGATAGAAAGATGGTTAAAGTATTAATGGACCACTTAAACAAGGGATATACGTGGAAAACTAATAATGCCGCTGTGGTAGTTACTCTTTACGATCAACTTAAATCGCAAAATAAAGCATTATTAAATTCAGATAGCGAAGATACTATCATCAGTCTAAGAGGACATGAACTAAACGCTCTTTATCAAGCACTACTAAATGTAGAAGGCACTGGTATTGAAAGCGCAAGAAAGTTTATTACCATGTTAACTCATGTTGGTGAAACTGTATCTAATGCTATGCAACAACTAGCAGCATTGAATCAAGAAATTGCAGATCTTCATAAAGAAATTGCAGAAGTAGAAGCTCAGATTCAAGGTGCTGAAGATGTTGAAGCTGAAGTAGAACCAGTTGCACATGAAACAAGCAAGTAAATCCTCGAAGAGAGTAGAATTTTTAGATCTTATTTCTGAGTCTATCACACATGAAGATATATTCGGAACCCTGAACTATAAGAAAAAGTCAGAAGATCAGATCAAACAATTTATTTACCCACACCTTGTCAGAGACTTAACAAATTATTTAGTCTCTGAAGGTGAGGATGATAAAGAGAAGGCAAAAGAAATAGTAAAGTCTTCTGTTAAATGGGAAGGTGATGTTAACACTACTGTTAATCATATCCTTTTTATGGGAACTAGAAATAGACCCGACATGGTAGTTGAAATGAATGGTATTAAAATTGCTATTGAATTCAAGAAAGGAAAAAGAGGTTCAGACCTTAGAGCTGGTATTGGACAGTCTTTAATTTATGCAACTCATTATGATTTTGTACTCTATCTTTTTGTAGATATATCAGACGATAAGAGAATTCAAAATGCACAGGGTGGTGTAAACGAACAGGCAGTTTGTAACGAGCTTTGGGATAATTACAATATAAAATTTATAGTAGCCTAATGGGTAAAATATTCGTAACATCAAATCTACAATTAGGTAGACCCGGTGCAATTAAGAAGTATAAAAGAGACTTTGCTAATGTTGATGAAATGACAGATAAGCTAATTGCAAACTGGAATGAAGTCGTAACAAGAGAAGATACTGTCTATTATTTAGGTAATTTTGCATGGGACCCTAAAACTGCACAAGATGCGATGCTTCGATTAAACGGTAATATTAAATTCTGTTTAGGTGAACATGACCAGGCGATAGAACATTTAGATTCAAAGAAAATGTTTAGACCTGGATGTGAGATTATTAAATGTATTGAAACAGATACAAAAAATCAAGTTTCACTTTCTTATTATCCACTAGGAGCTTGGCCAGGTAAAACTAAGAAATGGTTTTCTATTATTGGTTATCCAGCTAAGCAATTCAAATCAGATCCTAAGAAAAGAATTATTAATGCATCTACTGATTTGTGGAGTCATAAACCTCAAGAACTACACAAAGTTGTAGATATTTTCAAAGATTTCTAAAATTGTTAATAACTTTTACAAAATAACTGCCATAGAATTTTTTTATGTCAGTTTTTTTTCGTATATTTGTACTGTAATTAAAACTTAGAACTTATGAGTAGTACACAATTAATAATGATAGCAAACAAATTATTTCCAGAAAAATCAATATGGAATTTAACTCCAAGCGAAAAAGCTAAAGTAATGGAAATTTATGAAGATTTTAACTAAAAATATGTAAGTTTCTCAAAAAGTATGTAATTATACTATTGAGAGACAAAATAATTGCCGAAATACTTTTTTATGTCAATTATTTTTCGTATATTAGTACAGTTATTAAGAAGTTTAACCTAAAAAAAAGCATATATGTCAAAAATATCCTACAGAGAACTAGCAGAAAATTTTATTACAACCAGATCAGAAAAAGACTACAAAGTCCTTTATGAAAAAATTAAACCAGGCCTAGAAAATTACGTATTTAACGTAGTTAAAGACAATGAGGCTAAAGATGATATTGTCACTAATACACTTACTAAATTGTGGACTAAAGCAGATCAATACGATCCACAATATCAAATTACAACATGGCTTTATAGAATTGCATTCAATGAATGTCTTGGATGGATACGTCAAAGAAATAGAAAGAGATCTATCGATGCACTTCAAGATAGTGGAATAGAAGTATCTAGGTATTATGCTAGAACTTCTGCAAAAGATTTACTTGTTGAAATGGAATACAAATCTGAACAAGATTGGATCGATGAAGATGATGACCTAATGAATAGATATGAAGCTGCTCTAAAAGGTATCGAAACTCTTAAGCCAATGTACAAAGGTATTCTAGAAGATAGACTACTTAACAATATGAAATATGAAGACATTGCTAAGAAGTATGACCTACCTCTTCAGACCATCAAAAATAGAATTCGTAGAGGAAAAGCTATAATTGCTGGCAAAGTTTAAGAAACAAACACAGATAGTCATAGTATAACTATCAAATTCTTACCTTTTAAATTAAAAACAAAATGCGAAAGCAAGCACTAACGTACGATGACATTCAGCTCATCCCTAATTTTTCTGACATTCCAACACGCCAGAATATTTCATTGGCAGTTAATGTTAGTAGAAACTGGTCAATCAATATTCCACTTGTAGGTTCATGTATGGACACTGTGACGGAATATGAAATGGCAGCAACACTAATGGAAATGGGTGGAGTTGGTTGCATTCACCGCTTTATGTCTATTGAAGAACAGGTGGCTCAAGTTAAAAAACTAGTTGCATTTAGAGAAACTGATGTGTCAATGGCACACTTGCCTGTTATGGCAGCCGTTGGTGTGGTAGGAGACTATCTTGAAAGAGCAATTGAACTTGAAGAAGCAGGATGTAACATTATTTTGATTGATGTTGCACATGGTCATCACGAGAATATGGAAATTGCTATTAGCATGCTAAAAGAAAATTTGCAAGAAGATGTTACTGACGTAATTGCAGGAAACATCGCAACAGCCGATGCAGCCGAAGATCTTATCACGTGGGGTGCAGACGGACTTAGAGTTGGTATTGGCGGAGGATCGCTATGTACCACAAGAGTAAAAACAGGCTTTGGTGTACCAAACGTTACTTCAATCGAGGATGTATTTAAAGTAGCTGACGGAGCCGGAGTTCCCATCATGGCTGATGGGGGAATTAAGTCCTCAGGTGATATTGCAAAAGCACTTGCAGTAGGAGCCGACTGTGTTATGGTCGGTTCTCTACTAGCAGGTACAAAAGAATCTCCAGGTGCAATCCTAGAAACTCCAGCAGGTCTTTTCAAACGCTACCGCGGTTCTGCATCTTTAGAGACTAAAATTACACACGCTCAAAAGCAACGTAATGTTGAAGGCGAGTCTACTACAATTCCATTTAAAGGTGGCGCTAGGTTTATTATCAATGGACTAACCGATGGAATCAAATCAGCATTCTCATACGCTGGAGCTAATGATCTACTTGAATATTTTAATCAAGCAGAATATAATGTAGTTACAAATGCAGGACTAGCTGAAGCCAAACCTCACTTAATTTCATAATAATGGCTAAATACTTAAAGCAAGGATTTGTAAGAGAGTTGGAATGGCAACTCAACAGAGAAGAAATCTCTTACTCTAAAATGGTAGAGTTGATGGAAGAAGAATGCATCAAGAACTACATGGAATGGTTGAAAGAGTATAGATTAAACTTAATGTCTTTAATGGGTCAAGACGATTACGTAACTGGTAAATTAGACGTAATTAAAGATATATTAGATACCTTTAACACCAAAAGAGAGATGAGCAAAGACAAAGTACACAATATGGCTTCCTGTATGTTATCTATATTAGATAGTCTAAAGCTATATGATAAAGATAGTTTATTGTTAGATGGTGAAACACTATCTGAGGTGATGTTTAGGAAGATGGAAGCATATAATATAGATTTGAATGAGGAGTTGGGTTTTACCCACTTGAAACCAATAACCTTTAACACCAAAGACAATGGCTAAATACTTAAAGCAAGGATTTGTAAGAGAGTTGGAATGGAAACTCAGCAGAGAAGAAATCTCTTACTCTAAAATGGTAGAGTTGATGGAAGAAGAATGCATCAAGAACTACAAAGCAGAAAACTTTAACAATTTAACAAATTAGTTGCCCTCAGATTTTTTATTGTCAGATTAATTTCGTATATTAGTACTGTAATTAACAACAAGGCTCTTTGACATCTAGATTTAGTACCAAATGCCCGAGTGGTGGAATTGGTAGACACGAGGGACTTAAAATCCCTTGGACAGTAATGTCCGTGACGGTTCGAGCCCGTCCTCGGGTACTAAACAATATGGACCAGTAGCTCAGCTGGATAGAGCATCTGCCTTCTAAGCAGACGGTCACAGGTTCGAATCCTGTCTGGTTCACTAAAACACGGGGAGTTAGTCAAACGGTACGACGCTCCAACCTTAAGACTGAAAGCATCATACTAGTTACGCGATGTGATTAAGTTGGTTAGGCAGAAGTAGGGGTTCGAGTCCCCTACTCCCCAGCTCTTGGATAGGCGAAAGCCGAACAACGAGGCGTCAAATCTCACGCCTACAACCGAAAGGAGAGTCCAAGTGGAGAATTCATAAGTAAATGTTATAGTCAAGTATCTCCTCAAGCTTATACCTTGTCGAAAGAGTAATTGGTTACATGAGAGTTCAAGTCTCTCCTTGACTACCGTGAAACTATTCACAGATTTTATCTATAACACATAAATATTACATAAAGTAATGCATAAATGATAGGCGGATGTCAACCCAAACTCATCTTAGGTTATGATGAAGATGGTAAATTTAAGATTGATCGAAATCAGGCTGAATTAATTGGCCTGACTGAAGGTGAACCTAAGTGGATATTGACAAAACCAGAAGAACCTGGCTTTCAAAAAATATCAGCAAAGGTTACTTGGTTAGAGTTTAATGACGATCGCACGTATAAAAAAAGACATAAATTCCCAAAAGAGGGGTTAAGTCTTCTGATGTCGCCATTCAATGATTTTTTTACATGGCAGACAACAGCAGTTCAAGAAATTATAGAATCAAGAGAGAATTACTGGTTATTTAGAACTAGCAATTCTCTTTATTTATTAAGGCAAATCGAAGAGGGAGATCTTCCTCAAAAGAAAAAAGAGTTACACGAACGGGGTGTAGCGTAGCCCGGTTATCGCGCCACGTTTGGGACGTGGAGGCCGCAGGTTCGAATCCTGCCACCCCGACTAAAATAGATATTTATGAAAATCGCACTAATAGCGCATGACAACAAGAAAGCAGATATGGTTGCTTTCGTATCAAAGAGATTGGCCTTCTTTAATGAGGAAGATATTCACATTGTAGCCACGGGTACAACTGGCTCTCATTGTAAAAAAGCTGGTATTAAGAAAGTAGAACCAGTACAGAGTGGGCCATTAGGTGGAGATGCAGAAATTGCAGCAATGGTAACTAGAGGTGAAATCGATCTGGTTATTTTTATGAGAGATCCACTAGGTAAACATGCACATGATGTAGATATTTCTATGTTAATGAGGCTATGTGATGTCCATAATGTACCACTAGCAACAAACTATAAAACAGCTTCGCATTTGATCAAATGGTATAAATACCTGAGGTCGATACATACTTAATGGATAAGTATTGTAAGAAATGCGAAATACCAATGCAGGTTATGACAGCACAAGGAAATAGTTATTGGATTTGTAAAGAGTGTAATCGAGTAGACTGTTGCCCAGAAACAAAACACAATTATTAACTATAATTAATATGGAAGATAAAAACTGGAACCGAGAAGATTGGCAAGGTAGATCAAGAAGACAAGTAGAAACTAGTGAGACCTTAGCAGGTATTTCTATGATAGCAGTTATTGCTATGGTTGTTGGATTGGTAATCTACAATGCAATCGTACAAGGAATATAATGTGCAAACCCATTATTAAATGTAGTAGGTGTGAAGAAGAGTTCTGTACAGGCTTAGATTACAGATGGCACTTCGATAAACATATTGATGAGTGGTGGGAATCAGAAAATAAAGAAAAGTACATTAAAGAAACTACTAATATAGGCCATGAAACTACTGAGAAAAATACTAATAACTTTTGGCAATCTATTCGATATAGGTTGGTGGGCAAATAAAATCAATACTAAGTTAGGTCTTTATGAAAAGGCTAAAGAGTCTAGATTTCGTAAATGGCAAGACGGCTTAACTGGCTGGAAGTTCTGGGCTTGGCAAATAGTAGGCGGAATTCTTTTCGTAATTATCTTTGAATTTATATTTAATAAAATAGGCATAACAATGCTACCCTGGAAATAATATGCCACTACCTTGCCCAGTTTGCAGAACACCTTTACATGTTGACTTACAATGGTTAATGCAAAATCCTATTTGTCAATGTCCGACGTGTCAGTCAGTTATGAACTTTGAAGTTCCAGAAGAGATGCAGAAAGAAGTAACTAAGGCAATTAATAATATTAAGAAAATTAAAGACGAATATAGTGGTATTGCTACGTTCGGAGAGAACAAGCAAAAGCTAATATAAGAGTAATATATTTCTATATTAGCAGAGATATATAAACTGTATAACTTAAACAAATTCAACAAAAATGGCAGGAATAGCAGATCAATTCAGAGGTCTTCCAATCGAAGATCTAATCGTTTCACCTCTAGTCGGAATGGCAAAGGGTCAAGCAAAATTAAACGAGGTAACTTGGCAGTATATTAACGAAGTAGCTTTTATCGATGGAAAGACTAGAGCGTTAGATGTACAAATCAATAAAGTTGTAACCAACCCAGATACTGGTGAACAGACTTGGGCTGAACACTTTGCAAAAGTACCTATGTTACCGTTAGTTCCTCTACCATCTTTAGCTGTACAAAGTGCAGATATTGAGTTTAATATGGAAGTTCAAACTTCTGACGTAGCAACAGATAAATCAAGCTCTTCAGCTTCTATGTCTGCATCTGCATCAGGTGGATGGTTCGGTATGAAATTCAAAGCGTCAATGTCTGGTAAAGTATCTTCTTCAAAAGAGAATACTAGAAAGACTGACAATTCTGCAAAGTATAACGTAAAAGTTCATGCACAGCAATTAGAGCCAACTGAAGGCATGTTGAAATTATCTGATGCATTAGTATCAATGATGGATCCTACTCCAGTTCAACCAACTGAGAAGTCTCCAGTAGCTCCAGCAGCAAAGTAATGGTGAGTTAACAAAAAGCATTTAAAAGCCCTCGATGAGGGCTTTTTTTGTAATGAAACTATTTTAAAATATAAAGTATAAATATCAACTTAAGTTAGATAAACATGGCAAGATTAAATGTCGAAGAATTAATTGGTGGCCTCTTAGAAGCGGCTATGGTTTCTCAAGGTATTTCTGAGAGACAACATATCAATGCAATTCGTAACTACTTCAATGAGGATGGAAGTCCTATTACAAAAACATTTAAAGTTGGTGAAAAAGAGATGGTTGTTCCTCTCTTTATTCTTGCTGACCATGGCTCGGTCGGCCTTAAAGAATTAGAAATTGAATTTGCAGCAAGACTGCATTTTGGTGACGATCCAAAAGAAGTTAGTAATATAAAGAAAGATCTACTAGGTCTATTTAGAAAGAAAAACTACGAACATAATCTAGCGTCTATTCAAGTAGACCACGGCGCTCCATGTAAACATAATCCTCCTGGATCAAACGGTATGGCTTCAATTAAAGTGAAGTTTAAGAAAGATGATAAACCAGAAGCTTTATCTAGAATGATCGACCAGTATATTGCCTGGATGCAAGATCCAAAAGAAGTTGGAGGTAAAGATTTAGAAGAACCTAAAAAAATCGATAAGTAATAAATGAAAATTGATAAGATTTACGTTTTAGCATTAAATCCAGATCAGGATAGAGTTAATGATATTAAAATAAGATTAAAGGAAGCTGAATTTGAAGGGACAACTGGATTTGAAATTCTATTTGGCCACGATGGTTGGAATGAACCAGTTCCTGATTGGGTTACTATTTATGATGGTTGGAAATTAGATACCAAAAATCCTTTTTGGAAATTACCAGTCCAACCTGGTGAAATCGGATGTACCATAAGTCATATTAACGCATGGAAACGCGTAGCAGAAGGCGATGAAGAAGTAGTCCTTATTTTAGAAGAAGACTTCTTACCAGAAAAAAGAATGTTAGATTTACCTGAACCTAATGCTAATGGTGATTGGCCATTTACTTGGGATTATCTTACATTAGGTAGATGGGTTTTTAAGCCTGAAAATGATATTTCAATAGATGATACTTTCTGTATTCCATCTAAGCACTATAATATGCAAGCATACATATTAACAAAATTAGGTGCACAAAAGCTAGTTGATTACAAATTAGAAGATAATTTATTTATTAATGATGAATTTATTATGGCAACCTATATGCAACATTCTAGAGCAGATTTAAATGAAATGTACCCTGTTAAAACAATTAATGCTATCGCAACCAAGAAAGATTGGTTTAATCAAGATGGTTCTTCAAATAAAGTAAGTTCACATGCGCCACAACAAGTCCCAGACAGTAGAAACAAATAGATCAATTTTAGTTACTGGTGGAGCTGGTTTTGTTGGTTCTAATCTAATTAAAAGACTTAGTAAGGATTATCCAGAAGCATATATCGTATCGCTAGATAACTATTTTACTGGAAGTAGAGATAACCATATACCAGGAGTTAAGTATATCTACGGCCATACAATGAACTCCCATACTCTACTAGCCAAGTATAGTTTTGATACAGTTTATCATCTCGGTGAATATAGTAGAGTCGCTCAGTCATTCGATGATATTCAAATGGTTACGGATTCTATCTTAGGAGGTACTCCAAGAATTTTAGAACTATGTAGAGAGTGGAATGCAAAATTAATTTACTCTGCGTCATCTTCTAAATTAGGTAACGATGGCCAAGATGAAAACCTATCTCCTTATGCTTGGATGAAAGCCAAGATGGTAGAACTAATTAAGAACTATGCTGATTGGTATGGATTAGAATATCAAATTAACTATTTCTTTAATGTATATGGACCTGGTCAAATTATGTCAGGTGACTATGCAACAGTTGTAGGTATTTTTGAAAGACAATATTTAGCAGGTGAGAAATGTACAGTGGTAAAACCAGGTATTCAGACTAGAGACTTTACTCATATTGATGATATTATTGATGGTGTAATTAAGTCATCAGAATATAAAAAAGGTAATGGTGAATGGTATTTAAGATCGGGGACTAGTAGAACTATTATTGAGGTTGCTGAACAATTTGGTGAATGGGAATTCATCCCAGAAAGACCTGGTGAGAGAAACGAAAGCGCACATATAGACAATAATACTAATAAAGAGTTAGGTATAAGGCCTAAGGATAGATTAATTGAATGGATAGCTAGTAGAAAACTAGATAAATAAATTAGTGAAACTGACTGATAGAGACATCGATAGAATTATCGAGATGGCATGGGAAGATCGAACCCCATTTGAGGCCATCGAGTTTCAGTTTGGCCTTAAAGAGAATGATGTTAGAAAAATAATGAGGGCGAATATGAAAGAGTCTTCATTTAAAATGTGGAGAGAACGTGTTAAGGGTAGAAAAACAAAACATGGGAAGACAAGTCCTGGAGATAGATTCAAATCAAAAAATCAGAGAGCAAATAGATGATAAACGATAAAATACTTAATATTCTAAGAGAAGAAGAAACTAGACAGATAGAAGAACATAATTTTATTGCTTCTGAAAACTTTGCATCAGAAGATGTAAGATATTTCTGTGGATCTGTATTTACTAATAAATATGCTGAAGGTTTTCCAGGTAAGAGATACTATAATGGTTGTGGTAACTATGATGAGTTAGAGAATTATGGTATTGAATTAGTTACTAAACTATATGACTGTAATTTTGCAAATATACAACCTCATAGTGGAGCTAATGCTAACTTAGCAATTTTTAAAGCATTTCTTAAACCAGGAGATACTATTTTAGGTATGGACCTTTCGGCAGGTGGTCACCTATCTCATGGTTCACCAGCTAATCTAAGTGGAAAATGGTTTGACAATCATTTCTATGGAGTCGATGAAGATGGTTGGTTAGACTACGGTGAAATTTCAGCGAAAGCACATAATCTAAAACCTAAGATGATTATCGCTGGAGCATCTGCATATCCTCGTCAAATTGATTTCTTAAAATTCAGAAAGATAGCAGACTCAGTTGGTGCTTTACTTCTAGTAGATATGGCTCACTATAGTGGTCTAATTGCAGGTGGTGTTTACGAGTCACCTCTACCACATGCGGATTTCGTTACTTCTACTACTCATAAAACTCTAAGAGGAGCTAGAGGTGGAATGATTCTTTGGAACAATGAAGACTACACTAAGAAAATTAACTCAGGTGTTTTCCCAGGAACGCAAGGTGGACCTCTGATGAATCAAGTTGCTGGTAAAACACAATCATACCATGAAGCATCTGCACCTGAATTTAAAGAGTATTCAAAACAAGTAGTTGAAATGGCTGAATTAATGTGTCAGACCTTCAAACAAAATGGTATTAAGCTGACAACAGGAGGAACAGACTCGCATATTATTTTAATTCACACTGGAAATAAATCAGGAGCTGAAGTTGCAGATAGATTAGAAGCTGAGCATAATATAGTAGTAAATAAAAACTCAATTCCTAACGATCCAAGAGGAGTATGGGAAACATCTGGTATTAGAATAGGTACTGCAGCGATGGTTACTAAGTATGGAGATGACAAAGAATACTTTAAAAATATAGCAGATACTATCAGCAATACAATTAAACTATGAGAAAACTCTTACTTATTATTGCGTTTATGTTAACGACAAACATGGTTGGACAAAATTTTATTTTACAAGAAAAAGATAAACAGGCACATTTTGCAGCAGGTATTGCAGTAGGAGCCTTAGGTTATCATTGGTCATATAAAAAACATGGTAATAAAACAAGAGCACAAATAACAGCCATGGCTGCTTCAGTTTCCGCTGGCATATTAAAAGAACTATATGATAATAGAACTGGAGGAACAGTAGAAAGTAGAGATGTTCTAGCTACTTCGATGGGTGGGGCTATATTTACAATTACAATACCACTATTTCAAAAGAAAAAGAAATGAGAATAGGAATTACATGTTCTTCATTTGACCTATTTCACGCAGGTCATGTTAAAATGTTAGAAGAGGCAAAACAACATTGTGACTATCTAATTGTTGCACTACAAACAGATCCTACAATCGATCGACCAGAGAAGAATAAACCTATTCAATCTATTGTAGAAAGATATGTTCAAGTAGAAGCTTGTAAGTATGTTGATAAGATAGTACCTTATACAACTGAACATGATTTAGAAGAGATTTTTATGTCTTTTAAATTAGATTATAGATTTATTGGTATAGAATATGAAAGCAAACATTTTACAGCTAAAGATATTTGTCTAAATAGAGGAATAAAAATAATATATAATAGTCGAGATCATAATTGGTCTTCAACAGAATTAAGAAAAAGAATTAGTAATGAATAACGAACAACAAAACGGCAACACTCAGTTAAATCAAGACAGAAACGCTTTCAATCAGAAAGTAAGCCGATTAGCTATGTTAGGTCAGACCATGAAAGTAAAATGGTCAGATAAACGTAGATGGAGAAACGTATAATAAACTTAAATTTTCATGGAATTTGTGCTAAACGTCTTAACGGTGTTTTTGACTATCTTTGCAGTCATTGATATGCCAGGTAATGTTCCTTTGGTTATTCGTCTTAGAAAAGAGAATGGCGAGATAGAAACTGCAAAGTCTACAATTGTAGCCACAGTTATCATGGTGTCAATACTCTTTATCGGAGATATTATCTTTAAATTACTAGGACTACAAGTATTTCACTTTGCATTGGCAGGTGCAATGTTACTTCTATATTTTGGTGTACGAATGGTTTTAGGTATTGAGTCAGAAGGTTCTAGTGAGCCAATGCCACCTTCAATCTTCCCTATTGCATTTCCAATTATTGCAGGTCCAGGTACATTATCAACTATTATATCTCTAAATCAAGATTTTTCTACAGCAGTAATTCTAGTTGGAATTGTCTTAAATTCAATTGCAATCTTTGTCTTTTTAAAATCAGCAGATTTCATTCAAAGAAAATTAGGTAAAATAGGACTAACAATTATGGAAAGAGTTTTTGGTATTATTCTAATTGCTATCGGTATGAAGATCTTAATTAATGCTTTAGTTTTAAGTATTAACTATGCTAATAATTTAATATAAAAGTTGTCTAGGGTACTTTTCAAATAGGAGATAACCCTGTCTAATTTTAGCATCTACAATCGGACTAGCATAGTCTACAATTTCTACTATCTTAGATAACTCTATATTATCTTCCCCTTCTAATTTTGGATTATCAAACCAAGCGTATCTATTTTTATCAAAGACTTTTTGCATAATAATCCACTTTGAGATAAAGTAATCCATCTCTTCCTTCATTCTCTCAAGATGTAATAGATGTGGAGATACCTTCTGTTCTAGATAGGTCTGGTCAACTCTTGACATATATGCGTAGAGTAGATATTGCTTGTGTTCAAAGTCAATTGGAGGTCGTGAGTACCAGTCTAGATCGATTAGCTTCATATATTATATATTTTGTTCAATATTTGTCATATTTTTTTGGAACAAAACACTAGTTTTAACTATAATACTCCACAAAGCAAAAGATGAGAGATATTAACTCAAAGACATTAACAAACACTGCCGCTAATCTTATGGCAGCTACTTCTATAACTAATCCTAGAGAACTGCAAATAGCAGACTGAATAGAAGTTTTTTTACAAACCAAATTAATTATTATGAGAAATTTTATTTTAACAATGGCACTTTCTGTATTCACAGTATTAGGTGCGAACGCGCAAAACGCGAAGGGAGACTGGTACGTTGGTACTGGCGATATTACTAACACGGCTTGGACTGAATTATCAATCCAACCAACAATCGGATATGCATTTGCTGATAACTATATGATCGGCATGAGTTTATCACAAGCAGACTCGACTGAAGATATGAATCTTGGTTTAGAAGGTAGATACTTCTACAAAGGTTTCTTCGGTTACGTAGGCCTAAATGATTTTGATTTCGATCAAGCATCATTAGGTGTAGGTAAAATGTTTGAGTTTCATAAAGGTGCAATGTACCTAGATCCAAAAGTTGTTTACGACTTAGGAGCTGAGACTACTAACCTTCAAATTGGATTTGGTTTAAAGTTCTAAACTAATTCAATTTGGTGTAAAAGAAAAGCCTCGGGATTCTAGGACCCCGAGGCTTTATTATGTTTACTGTCCGTGTACTTCACTCTTTACAATGAAGATATATTCACCAGGTCGTTCAGGATCTGGTTTAAAATCAATATCAATTATCTCATAATTAAACACTAATCTCATTGTCTCACCAGGTTTTGCTCTCATAGTCCACGTTGTACCATAAGGATTTGCAAAGTAATCCAGAATATCCACGTCAGTATTAAAGTAGCGTGGAGATTTAATTTCTGAATAGTTAGCACAGCCAGCTAAGGCTACGCAGCATAAAAATGTAAATAGTTTTTTCATAGTTATCTAAATATAGTTATATGTCCATTTTTCTGATGGACTTGAGGAGAGTTCCACCTCCTTGCTGTAAATGTATAAACGTAGATTCCATCGGCGACATAGGATGGTCCACCCTGCATACTACCATCCCAATAGGGATATGACTCATAATTATCACCATAACCCTCGAAGACCAATCCGCCCCAACGATTATAGATTCTAAATTCAATATCAACCCAACAGCCTAGATCTAGGATAATCTTCCAGGCATCATTCCATCCATCATTGTTAGGCGTAAATGTGTTTGGAATATAAACAGCCCATGGCCAACAATCGTCATCGGTAGGATTACCAGGTGGTTCATCTTCACATGGTAGACCAGTATTACAATCAATGAATTGCACTTCAACAATAGTATCAGTTAGATAAATGTACTCAATGACTTCGATTTCTAGAGTGTCAGTAATCTGCACATATTCAATTATCGTAATGGTATCTTGTGGTAATTCTACGTAGACCGTATCAATCGTCTCAATAAAGACTGTATCTCCTGGCAGTTCAATATAAACTGTATCGACAATAGGATCTGGATATTCACAATTCTCATTATCACAAGTTGCGTCAGGGTTATAGTTTTCAGCACAGGGGTCCATGCAACCCCAAATACAAACTGGATATGCTGGTAAAGTAACACAAGCAGTATTATTAGATAGATCTACATCTACTTGGTCACCGAGTACATTGACGGTTACACATAATTCATCGCCCTCTTCCCAGACTAATTCACCATTAAATGAATTTAATGTATTGGTCTGTTGGCCAGGTGGTAGGGCCACGGCATAGAATGGGTTATTAGGAAAGTTAACTCCGAATTCTAATGATTGATTAGTCCAACCATTGGGCCCAGTCCAATCCCAAATATAACTGTAGATAGAATCGGTGCCTATATTGGTCGCATGTTGATGGTATCTAATACCAGGTGAACAACCAGCAGGTATTTGATTATAGATATTACAATTAGCATATTCTACCCAAATAGAATCTAATCTTATATCGACAATAGTCTCTTCTACACAGCAATCAAACAGATTACAATAATATTCCCAATAAGTTACATCATTATGATATGCATTACAAAGTGCTTCACCATCTGGTGTATCACAGTAAATACAAGAACCGTCGTTCTCATCTGCATTTTGATTATAGTTACACGCAATAGGATCTGTACAACCTAAAACAGCTGGAAATTCACATGAGCCATCATCAGTCGTAGCGTTAGGGTCAAAGTTGACTGCCAACTCATCAGTACAACCAGGATAAATTGGTGAAGGTGGTAATTCATCTGGACACCAGACTAAACTATTATTACTCAGATCAATATCTGGGTATCTTTGTGTCTGATTAGCACAAGTACCACAGGTATCAGTCCAGTATTCAGTTGGAAAGTCATCAATGGTTACAGTCTGAGATAGATTAATCTGCCAGACGACTAGTTCCCAACATAAACCATCAACAGGAGTATCTAACATACACTCCCAGCCAAAAGTAGGATTAAGTGTTATATTAACAGTATCTCCAGTAAACCACTCATTGTTAATACCAGTACCTACAAAAGTAAAATTAGGATGAAAGTTTGAAGTTGCAGCACATTCTGTATCGTATTCAAAAGAATCATAGTGTAGACCAAAGACTAAATTAGTAATCGAACTATTATTCTGAACTGTAGAGGATGAAGACTCTTCACAGGTATTTCCATCTATTAAATTAAATTCATTACAACCACAGTTCTCACCATTAATTATTCTTACAGAGACCTGGTGAGTTTCTGGATTATAGCCAATTAATTCTACATCACATGAAGGCTCATCATCTAATTGAAAACAGGCAACCGTACCAGAGACTAGATCTTGTCTTTGAAATGTAGTACAATCTCTCATTCTCTCAATTTGACCTTCAGTAAACATTGTTTTACAAGTTTGAGAAGTATAATCCATATAGTTAGCTGGATTAGAATCACAAACCGGTACACTACAAGATTGACCAGAATTAGTTTGAATAGGAGTATCACACACTCTATCACCAGATGCACAACAATTAGACTCTACATAATCACATGAAGAAGCAGAATTATTAAAAGTATGATAGAGTGTAAGATAGTGGCCCATTTCATGTGGAAGTGTAGTATTCAAGTCTCGACCAGCTTTTAAAGTACCTTCAGTACCGACAACATTATATAAACATACAATACCGTCTCTACAATCACCTGTTGGACCAAGATATGCATAGCCTTGCACTCCACCGCCTGCATTATTACCGTTAATCTCAGTAACTATGTAAACATTGCAGTAAAAGTCCGGGTCCCAACAGCCAAGGCCCTTTAATGTATTATCGGGCATTGCGTCACTATAAAAACTGGGATTAGTGGTAACACCATCTTCCATATAGTTAGAATAACCAGACATATCATATCTGACTATTCCATTAGTTGGATTTCCATCTGGATCTGTACCAGCTAGACAGAAATCAAATCTAGAGTCGATAGTATTCTCGTCAACTCCTAATGCACCAGGAGTAGCTCTGAACCTATCGGTTAGGTTTTCTACGGCAGAATAAATCTGCTCGTTAGTTATATTCTCATTAACACCCAACGGAGTTCCAGTGTGCATAACATGGAAAACCATAGGTATTGTGAGTACTTCCGCATTAGGTAGGTCATAGTCTGTATCACAGTCGTTTGCCGATCTACCGTTGATTGCTTCCTCTAAGAACGGATTTCTAAGAATCAATTCGTCGGTTCCACATGGCTCTGTCGTCTGAGCAAAGCTAATAAAATTAGCGCACACAAATGCCAGAGCAAAAAACAGCTTTTTTGCTTTCATTCAGTTTAAAAAAATTTGTTGATTTTCCGACCCTAGGAAGTTAAGTGCTGACGTTTCAGCGGGTCATAGTATATATCAGTATACCACAAAATTACAGATATATAATCTAAATAAAAATATAAGTCTAGCCACTTCCGATTATGTATTGCGCCTGACTTGATGTAGTATATGAGATACTTCAAACTATTGCTCCTATGTTTTATCCTGGCGACACCTATCGTCCATGCGCAAACTACTACAGTAAACTTAACGTCGCTTAAGACTCATTATGGTGGGAATCAATCAGGTCAATATTATACAGGTAATGCTAACTCGCACTCAGAATTTGACGCTATGGTTAATCTTGCCGATGGCGGTACTACACTCTATACATGGGGACCTATAGATATAACAAGTTACCAAGGCCCAAGAGGTGGTAATCATACTCCTTATCAACTATGGAATCCACCAAGATGGGGCAGTCAAAGATATGCAATTATCTATTCCGGTTGGTTTAAACCTAACAAATCAGGTACATATCGATTTAGAACTTTCACAGATGACTCACATGAGTTTATGATTAAAGGTATTGGTAAGACTAATGATATAGTTACTAAACATTATGGTTGGAATACATGGGCTTATGGTACGGCAACCTTAGATAAAGATACATGGTATGAGTTTGAATATAGAATACAGAATTTTGGTGGTATAGGTGCTGCTAATTTTCAATATGAAATACCTGCTAACTACAATACAGGTCAATTTAATCAACTCAGTCCCGCACACCCATTTGCAGAATGGTCTACTACTGAACCTATTGACCCTATCACAGCATCTGGTTATATTAAAGGAGCAGAAGAACAAGGTATTGCAGGACAAACAGTTTACCTAAAGACACAGAATAAAAACCAAGTAGGTTTCTCATATACCATAGCAGAAACTACAACAACAGATTCAAACGGATATTATTCATTTAATACCACGTTAGATTACAACGATTACGATTTTACAATAGACATCGCTCCGACAATAGGAACGCTTACAACTTCAGA